CGGCTGTGTCCTTCGCCAAAGCGTTGCCTCGGAACAGGTGGCAGAACTTGTCGCCGATGGCGACACGGTCACTCACCATGAAATGTCGGATGGTTAGCCATGAATACTGCCCGAGCGAACCCTCTGGGGGTCTGGGAACGCAGGGCCGTCCGCTGGGGCGACGGCGGCATCTTGTGAATGCGGTCGTCAGGTTCGGGCGCCCCTTCCAACGGGAACGGTTCGGGCATCACAAACCCGCCGCCCGTCCAGAGGCAGGTCTTCTTCGTATAGTTGTCAGTCGGCTCGAACCCTGCGTACTCCCAAGGGTGGAAGGAGCAATCAGGCTTACGCCAGTAGGTCGAGATCGTGGACACGGGATTCTCAATCAGATAAGGGGCCATCGACCATTCGCACCACTCCGATGCCGTGGCAAAAAGTTCGATGGATGAGGCAAGGGCACGCAGCCCCTTGCCCCTGAACCATCGGGCACCACTCACTGCCAGATGATCGCATGGCGGGAACGCTGACACGAAAACGATTTCCGACCTGTCGAACGGAGGCAGCCACGGGGTGGACAGATCATGACCGATCAGGTTGATCAGGTTGATCCCGTCATCGCTGATGGTGCGCCCCCGATGGTGGACGATGTCGACGGCCCAGCACTGGTAGCCAGCCTCAGCCCAGGGTTCGAGCATCACTGCCGAGCTGTCAAAGAGTGAAACTGCGTGACTCACCGCATGTACCTGTCATCAGGAGGAATGTCGTCATCACGGTACGAACGGATCTGACCAGTGTGAGGACACAGAAAGTATTCAAAGTCGCCGAGTTTGTTCGGTGGCCGTTTGTTCTTCGTGACACGAATATTGATAGACACCGAGTGGTAACACTTCTCCACATAGGTCAACGCAGGATCGTCACGTTTGCGATACACGCCGAGAACAGCCAGGGCTTCCTGCTCACCGCCGTACTTACCGGCGGTGATCAACGCCGGCTTGTGCCGGTCACCAGACCCACGGCCCGCCTGATGCACGACCGCCAACGGGATCGAAGCCTCCTTGCTCCACCGCTTCAACCCCTGCGCCTTGGCAACCACCCCTGTGTGGTCCGACTCCCCTGGTTGCAGTTCAAGGTAGTCGACCATGGCGAAGTTGGGGTGTCGACCCCAGTAGTCCTGCGCCTCCTTGAGGGTGTCGGACATCTGCGTGAACGTCAACGCCCCGTCGTTGATCAGTATCCGATCAAACAGGTTGCGTGCAGCCGAACGAACCTCTTCCAACACGGCTTCGTTGCCGTCCTTGATCTGCTGCTCCAACTCTTCGCCGTTGCGACCGTAGGCAATGCAATGCAGCTTCTGGGCGACCAGTTCGCGTGGTTCATCAGGGGAGAACATCAGAATGTGGGCGTCACTGTTCAACAGGGCGTTGACTATGGCCTGGTACAACACCTGCGACTTGCCGTTGTGCGAGTGGCCCACGACGAGGAGCATTTCGCCGCGGGCCAGGCCCCGCATGTTGAGGTCAACCTCGGGGAAGCCGAGCAGGAACCGTCCCTCGTCGTTACGAACGTAGTCGACGAACGAATCGAACGCCGTAGCAGTCGGTTCGATGAACTTGTAGTCGGGGGTGTCCCCGCCATGGTCGGAGGACACCCCCTCCAATCGGGCAACTATCTCCTCAGGGGAGAGGGGAGAGGGCAACTCGGGCATTACGCACCGCAGCGTGCGTGCATGTCCTCCACGTTGAAGGGAAGGATGGAACCATCGGCGGCCTGGATGTGTGTCGGTGCATCCGACAACCACAACCAGCGCACAGAAACGCTACGTTCCACGCTGCCTGCTTGTCGTCGGTGACGAACCCGTTGGCGTCGAGCATCTTCTTCTTGCGGGCACCCCCAGGTGGCTTCGCCGCAGCAGCAGGCGGCGGCGGTGTGGCAGGAACAGCGGCCGAGGTCACCTCGGCCCCAGGGAACGCTGCCTGCGCCTGAGTGACAGGACTCAAAGCAGGAGGCATCACAGGCGCAGCCGCAGCAGCAGGCACATCGGCCGGTTCGTCGCCGATCTTGTCGAGGATGTCGCTGAACACCATTTCCGAGCAGGCAAGGTAGTCGGTCATGCCGTCCCTGCCCATGCCGTGGCACAGCTCCGCAGCAGCCTTAGCGGCCACCTGAGCGATGATCGCCCGTTCTCTGTCATTCATTATTTTCCCCTTTCGGGATTGTTGTTGTTGTCACCAGTTGGCCGGCTTAGAGCCGACACCCAAGTATTGCCCACGACATGCAGCCCAGTTGGGACACCAGTCGTCGGAACATTTCCACCCATCGTAGCGCATCGGCCACGACGGCAACCGCGCTTCGATCAGGTCGGCAATCGAGTTGCACATCGGAACCAGCGCAGCCCAGTCCTGAGCAGTGCGCGTCACATCGATAATCTCGACCGAGCCGTCGGTCAGGTAGCAGTAGCGGAACGGCTGCGGCGACTCCAGGTCGCCACGTTCATGGCCCCGAGCCAGCGTGTACACCATCGACTGGGTGTCGTTGCGTCGAATCATCCACGGCTCGTCGTGCTGGCCGGTCTTCCAATCCCAGGTCAGATACTCCTCGTCGAGGTCGCGTGTCCCATGCAGGATGATGCGACGGCCCTCGTCCTCGTAGAGGACAAACTCGAACGACCTCTCCACACCCTCAGGGTTCAGGTAGGGGAACACCTCGGCGTGCCACACCCTGACCATGGTCTCGGCGAGCGGGACGGTCGCCTCGGGGGTCTCGGCTCCCTTGTTCCACTTCCCGATGGTGTCGACGAGGCTGTCCCATGACCAGTGGAACGCCTCTAAGACATCGTCCACGCCCAACTCGTTGCCGTCCATGCGGGCCAGCAACGCCGATTCGATAGCGGCATGCACGGCGGTGCCTCGCACCGCCTTGCTGCCGGCCACATCGATGGCGGTTCCGTTGCGGATGGTGCGGGCCTTCTCGGGGCAATCCAGAAACGAGTTCAACCAGGACTGTCGGAATCTGTGTTCGATCATGCCTACAGGTTAGACGGGGGGTGTGACAGTCGTGGGTGACCTATGATGGCCGCATGGCAGCATCCGTAGAGTTCACCGTCACCCTCCGAGTGGAATCAGAGACCAAATGCGTGGAGATCCAGCGCCGACTGGCATCCCTGTTCGACGAGTGGACCGAAGAGGGACTCGTCGAATCGGATGCGACAACGTACACGCTTCAAGGAATCCCCGCCATCTGATATCAGAAGATGGCCCCAGGGGGCCATCATCAGATATATCAGATAGAACCATTCGCGCGCAACCTCTTCTCGCGTGCACGCAGAA